TACCTATCCAGCGTTGATGATTTACTTGATGCGCGCATAGCTTTATCAAATCCTGTAAGATAACTTTATGGCTTACACCGAACAATTCCGCGCAGAAGCATTAGTTACGCTTGAAGCAAATGGCGGCAACATCTTACAAACCTCTGAGCAATTAGGCATAGGTCAGGCAACCCTAAGTAAGTGGGTCGCGGAAAATCGTGACATAAAAGAAACTTCTAGTGACCTAGCAATAGCTACCGCTGAGATAATCCCTGAAACCCGCGAAACATTTATCTCTGAACTTAAGACTTTACGCAATAAGGTTCTACGCCATTTAGACGGCATCGTTGAGGATTTGAAAGCCCGCGAAGCAGCCGTGACTCTTGGCATCCTGATTGACAAGACCGAACTCCTAGAAGGCAACGCTACGAGTCGAACTGCCGTAGTAGGTAATGGGGAGACAGTAGATGAAGCAATTAGCCGACTCGCAAACGAACTTGAATCCCGACCTAGCCGCATTGAGATACCTCAAGTGGCATCACCCGAGCAAGGGTCTAGCGAGAGCAAACCAACTACCACCTGACGGTGATTGGCACTCATGGCTTGTTATGGCAGGTCGTGGGTTTGGCAAGACTCGCTTAGGCGCTGAATGGCTTGCCGCTAAAGCAGTCAGAAACGATGGCATCCGTTGCGCCATTGTTGCTAGAACTTTCTCCGATGTACGCTCAGTATGTGTCGAAGGCGTATCCGGCATATTGGGCGTACTTCGTGAGTACGATGCCGTGAAGGATTGGAACAAATCCAACGGCATTATCACTTTGAAAAACGGCAGTATCATTCAGACCTTCTCTGCTGATACACCTGATTCTCTCCGTGGCCCGCAATTCAACTACGCATGGACAGACGAATTAGCCGCTTGGCAATATGACGACACATGGAATCAGCTTCAGTTTGGCTTACGCCTTGGTGAGCATCCTCAGACCGTTATCACAACAACACCGCGCCCGACCAAGCTGATTAAAGATTTGGTGAAGCGCAATACAACAGTTGTTACCCGTGGCTCAACTTTTGACAACGCTGAGAACCTATCGCAGACGGCTTTGCTGGAGATGCAAGCCCGATACGCTGGCACTCGCTTAGGTCAGCAAGAGCTATACGGCGCAATCCTTGACGACAATCCCGGCGCTTTATGGAATCGCGCACAACTAGAATCCACGCGGGTTACCGAAACACCTCCGCTTATGCGTATCGTTGTTGGTATTGACCCTGCCGTTACCTCTGGCGATGAATCGGACTACACCGGCATTGTTGTAGCTGGCATGACATCAGACGGTCATTATTACGTTCTTGCCGATTACACCATGAAAGCAAGCCCCGATGCGTGGGCAAGAAAAGCAATCAACGCCTTTGAACTACATAAAGCAGACCGCATCATCGCAGAAACGAATAACGGCGGCGATTTGGTAGTTCATCTTTTACAACAGGTCAACCCGATTGTTCCCGTCAAGAAGGTTACGGCTACTCGCGGCAAAGCAGTTCGCGCAGAACCTATCGCCGCTCTCAGCGAGCAAGGTCGCTTACACATGGTCGGATACTTCTCCGAATTAGAAGATGAAATGTGTGAGTGGGAAGCCGGTACAAACATGAAATCGCCTGACCGCATGGATGCGATGGTATGGGCGCTCACAGAATTAACAGAAGGTTCGGCAACCCTCACGGCATTAGGAAGCATGGGCAAGTTCTGCCCGTCATGTTCAATGCCTAACCTCAAATCAGCAGCAATCTGTTTTAAGTGCGGCACTACTCTTTAGGAGAATCAATGGCTACAACCTTCAACACCACCATTGACCAAGGTGCAGACTGGTATCTGACGGTGACATGGAATGACCCATCAGGCAATCCCATCAACCTCACCGGTTACTCTGCCGCTCTCCAGATTCGCACATCGCCACTTGCCAAGACAACCGTTCTTAGCCTGACTTCAGGTAGCGGCATCACTTTGGGTGGTACGGCTGGCACGATTGCTATTCACGCGACCAACGCGCAGACTGGCTCAATCACCAATGGCACATACGCTTATGACCTTGAACTCACAAGTGCAGGTGGCATCGTCACTCGCTTGATTAACGGCACGATTCAAGTCACCCCACAGGTTACGCGATGAGTGACAACATTGTTGTCAGCCCCGTAGTTCAAACCCTTACCGTCACACAGACCGTTCAATCAGTCACCGTTGCTTCACCCGGCCCACAAGGGCCACAAGGCCCACAAGGGCCATCAGGCGCTTCTACAACTCTGTTCTATGTTTACACGCAAAACGCTCCAGCAAACGTATGGACAATCACCCACAACCTCAACGGTTATCCCACCGCAGTTGTTCTTGATACCGCAGGAAGCCAATGCGAAGGCACGATTAGTTACACCAACGCAAACACCATGGTTATCACATTTACTGCCGCCTTTAGCGGTACTGCTTACATCATCTAGGAGAATCAATGAGTCGCAAATTTCTCGTCAATCTTGACCTCAGCCAGAACCAACTGCTCAATGCAGTTATTCAGAACCTAGCGGCTGCTCCTAGCTCGCCTGTTGCTGGTCAGATTTATTACAACACGACATCAAACAACTTTCAGTATTACAACGGTACGGCGTGGATTGTTCTCACCAACTTCAACCCTGCCTCATACTCTCTTAGTCAGTTTGCAGCCCCTACCGCAGATGTCTCATGGGGTTCATACAAGATTACTAGCCTTGCAACTCCTACCAACGCAACAGATGCAGCTACCAAAGGTTATGTTGACGGCGTAGCACAGGGTCTTAACGTTAAGGGTTCAGTAGTTGCTGCAACCACCGCAAACATTACGCTCTCTGGCGCACAGACCATTGACGGCGTTTCTATCGTTGCCGGTAACCGCGTTCTTGTTAAGAACCAAAGCACCGCATCACAAAATGGTATCTATGTAGCTTCTGCTTCTGCATGGTCACGCGCTACTGATGAACAGACCCCACAACAGGGTGACTTCACATTTGTTGAGCAGGGAACAACACAGGCTGCACAGGGCTGGATTATCTCTAGCGGTCAATACACATGGACACAGTTCTCGGCAGCCGGTGAGTATGTCGCTGGTACGGGTATCTCTATCTCAGGCAACACCATCTCCGTTGCCTCAACAACCCCACAAAAGTATTCGACCACTCTCTCGACCTCGGCCACCTCATACACCATTACCCACAACCTCGGAACGCTCGATGTCTTGGTGCAGGTTTATGCCGTAGCTGACGGATCAGAGGTCACCGTAGATAACCTACGCGCCACGACCAACACCGTCACCCTTAACTTTGCCGTAGCACCTAGCGCGAACGCTTACCGCGTAGTCATCATCGGATAGTCGCATGAGCACACTTGCTCTCGACCCCGTAAATCTCCTGACATCATCGGGAGCGCCGACTAACCCCACGATTCGCACCGGTGACACCTACTTTGACTCAGGCACAAATCAGGTTTATGTTTACACCGGCTCGGCATGGGTGACAGTCGGAACGGCCGTCAATGACCAGAACAACATTCTCGCTACTCAGGTCTTTAGTTAGGATAGGCGCATGGCAACTTTCACAAAGACACTTCTCTCTGGATCAACCTACGGCCAGCCCATCACCGTTGTTCAGACTGCCTCAACAGGCACAACCATCCACGCCACAGGTACTTCCTCATCCACGATTGACGAAGTGTGGCTCTATGCCAACAACACTTCTACCTCTCCTGTCTTGCTGACGGTTCAGTTTGGCGGCACAGGTTCGGTACAAAATGCCAAGCCGATTACCCTAGCCCCACAGTCAGGCGATGTTCTTATCGTTGCAGGACTGCCCCTAACAGGCACAGGCTCAGCGGCTTCTACTGTTTATGCTTTCGCGGCAACCGCTTCGGTTATCACCATTAGCGGGTATGTCAACAGGATTGCCTAGTGAGTAACCCGATCCGCAGAGGGCAAGCTGGCTCTCCCGTATCAGGCGGTATGCAAGGCGATAACGCTACGCCATTCGCCAATACTCATTTCATTTTGCCTTACGGCTTACGCCTTCAACAGACCATCAACGCTGGTACTACATCCGTCACAATCCCTGCTGGTATTACATTCGTGTATGCCATTGCAGTTGGTGGTGGTGGTGGTGGATTATCTAACGCTAACTTTGGTGGTGGCGGTGGAGCAGGTGGAATTTCTTGGGGTTGGACTATTGCAACATCTAGTTGTGTAGTTGGTTCTGGTGGTGCTGCTGGAACAACTGGAAACTACACACGCTATGGAAATATCATCGCTGGCGGCGGTGGTTCTTTTATTACTGCTGGCAGTCTTGGCGGTGGCGGCGGAGGCGGTGGCTCTGCTGGAGGTAGCGCAGGTGTAACTAATTATTGGGGAATTCCTAGCGGTGCAGCAGCATCAACAACTGCACTTGCTGGTTCAGGTGTTGGTGGTGGCGGTGGATACAATGTTTTTCTTACTATTACAAATGGTGGTAACGGCGGTAATGGAATTTCAGGTGGCGGTGGGGCAGGAAATTCAGTTTCAACTGGAACAGCAACTTGTGGTAATGGTGGCAATGGTTTAGCAGGTGGTGGTGGTGGTTCAAATACATCCTCAACAGGTACACGCACAGGCGGAAATGGTGGTACTGGATTTTCAATTCTAAATCCATCAACAACTTATACAGGCGGCGCAGGAACAACTGGAACTAACTCTAATGGTGCAGGTGGTGGCGGAGCAGGTATTGCAGGTAATGGTAATGCTGCTTCAGGAACTACAGGCGGCGCAGGCGGTTTAGGCGGCGGGGGCGGTGGTGCTGGAGTCACAGGCGGCGCAGGCGGCGCAGGAATACTTTACCTTTTCTACTAGGAGACAACATGAGCGTATCTATCTATAACAACCCATCCTTTACTGATTCTCCTTACGGCCTAAAGCTGCAACAAACATTTTCTACTGCTGGAACTTTCTCTGTCACAATCCCCACAGGTATAAATCGTGTCTATGCAATTGTCGTAGGTGGGGGTGGAGCAGGTGCAACCTCTCCTGTTCAGGCAACGGCAACAGTAACGGCGGCAACAGGCAACGGAACAACTATTACCTATACTGCTAACAACTCATTCATTCAGGGTCAGGGAATTACAGTAACGGGTTTAGGTATCGCTTCTGGCGCTTCTCTCAACATTAGCGGAGCAACTATCGCCAGCGCTTCATCTACTCAATTTACTATTACAAACACAACGGTTGGTGTATCAAGCGGAACTGGAACAGCTAACGCTGGTGGTGGAGCAGGTGGCGGTGGTGCAGGTGGTTATGCTGCTGCTTGGACTTACGCATCTAATACTGTAACTGTTGGCGCTGGTGGTACTGGTAGCTCAACTTATGGAAATGCTAACTCTGGTAACTCATCTATTTACGGAATGGTATTTTCAGGCGGTGGTGGTGGTGGTTTATGGACTACGGCTGGTGTCAACTATGGTGGCTCTGCTGCTGGTGCAACTACGATTCCAGTTGGTGCAACTATTTCTTCTGTTTCCTATACAGGTGCGCCTTATGCGGGTGTCAATACCGTTGGTTATGCCGCAGGTAACGGTTACAACTCCAATGGTTTTGGCGGTGTTTCTAGTAGTGGTGGTGGTGGAACAAACCCCGCAACTGGTGGCAGAACTGCTTTCAACGGTGGTTTAGGTTTAGTTGCTGGCGGTGGTGGTTCTGCTGGAACTACTGGAGTTGCAACTGGTGGCAACGGCGGCACAGGAGATTTGTACGCAGGTGGTACAGGCTCATCAGGCACAGGCTCATCATTTGGTGCGGGTGGCGGCGGTGGTGGAATTGTCGGTGCTGGCTCAAATGCTTCGGGTGCTAACGGTGGCACAGGCGGTAATGGTGGTGGCGGTGGTGGCGCAGGAACATCAGGCGGCACAGGTGGCAACGGTGGCGGTGGCGCAGTCCTTCTCTACTACTAAGGGCCATAGAATAACCGCTATCATTACACCAGCCTGATCCACAAGAGGCGCTAACAAGGAGAGACCATGGGTCTAATTGACCGTCTAGCAAAAGCCGTAGCACAGCAAATTGAAAAAGCGCCAAGCAATCTACCTGCCGGGTCAGTCGTAATGACCGAACAGCAAATGCGCGATGCACAGCACCAAGGTCAGACTTACGGCCAGCAAACACCTCTCCTGCGTAATCCTCTTATGTCCGGCGTTCCCTTTGGCCCCGGTCAGCCCATCTTGCCCGGCGCTATCAACCCACTTCGTCCAGACGGCCGCCCAGACCCACGCCGCTATGAATATCAGGTAGCGCAAAACCTCAACATTGGCACAGAGCAGAAGCTCGTCCAGTTCAAGACCCTCCGTGGCGCGGCTGAGCAGATTGACATCGTGCGCCGTTGTATCGAAGTATTAAAGGCGAAAATTGCAGGACTCGACTGGGACATCGTTATCGCTGAGGATGCCTCGGAGAAAATCATCTCGGAAATCGGCGGGGATCATGTTCGCGCTATGTCTCAGGCTCGCGCCAAATTCTCGGACGAGATTTATCGTATGCGTACCTTCTGGGAGAACCCTGACCGCGCTAACGGACTGACCTTTATTGACTGGATGATGATGTCGCTAGAGGAAATCCTTGTCCTCGATGCGTGGGCTATCTGGCCACAGAAAACTGTCGGCGGGGACTTGTTCGGCTTCCAGATTCTCGATGGCTCAACGATTAAGCCAATGCTCGATGACCGCGGTATGCGCCCAATGCCTCCGCAGGCTGCCTACCAACAGATTCTTTACGGCTTCCCTCGCACAGAGTTTATGGCTAACTCGGATAGTCCAGATGCAGACGGCGAGTTCACCTCGGACGATTTGTCCTACTTCATCCGCAACCGCAGAGCTAACTCTGTCTATGGCTCATCACCGGTCGAGCGCTGCCTACCCCTAGCCGACCTTTACCTGCGCCGTCAGCAATGGCTACGCGCTGAATACACCGATGGCGTTACCC